AAGTCCAGAAAATAACACAAACGAGACTGTACCGAAAGGGTTCGGTCTTTTTGCATTTTAGAAAGGAAAAATACTAATGCCAATGAAATTATCTAACAAATTCAACGAAATTCGTCAGAACTTTTTGAACGCTGTATCAAACGGTGCACCTCAAGAAGAACAAGCGAAGCTCTACAATGAAATGATCGAATCGATGACTAACGAAATGATGGAACAAGCTCGTCAAGCTGCTCATGAGGAAGTTTCAGCGATGAATCCTTATGACGCTAAATTGACTGCCGAAGCTCGTGAGTTCTTCAACGACATCGATAAGACTGTCCCTGCGAGAGTTGAAAAACTCTTCCCACAAGAAACAATCGACCGTATCTTTGAAGATGTGGTGAACTCTCGCCCGCTCTTGCAACATATTGGGTTGCGCAACGCTGGCATCCGCCTTAAATTCCTCACATCTAATCAAACTGGAGAAGCTCTTTGGGGCAAAATCAATGGTGCAATTCAAGGTCAGTTGAAACAAGCCTTCAACGAAGAAGAAGCAATCCAAAACAAGCTGACAGCATTTGTAGTCATTCCAAAAGACTCCGAAAAATTTGGCCCTGCTTGGTTACAATCATTTGTTTCTGCTCAGATTACAGAAGCATTCGCAGTTGCTCTGGAAGCTGCTTTCTTGAACGGTGACGGAGATGACAAACCTATTGGTCTTTCTCGCACTCTTACAGGAACGGCATCTGGTGGTAAAACAACTTATGCAGAAAAAACTGCTGAAACTACAAAACTTACGTTCGCCGACTCCGCAACAGTTGTCAAAGAGTTAACAACTGTACACAAATATCACTCTGTCAAGTCTGATGGTAAGTCAGTGGCAGTTGAAGGCAAGGTCGTGATGGTTGTAAACACAGCGGATGCATGGGATGTCAAGAAACAATACACTTCCCAAAACGCTCAAGGAACGTATGTGACAGCAATGCCATACAACTTGATCTTGGTTGAATCAGTTGCTCAAACTTCTGGCAAAGTGACTACATTCGTGAAAGGTCGCTACGATGCATTCGTAGGTGGCGGAATCGAATTTGGTCGTTTTACTGAAACTTACGCTCTCGAAGACTTGAACCTCTACACTGCCAAGCAATTTGCTTACGGTAAGGCACATGATGAAAAGACTGCTGCGGTTTGGGAATTGAAAATTAAATAATAGGTGGTGACACCGAATGGAAGACACAAAACAACTTCATCCGCTTCTAGGAGCATTCAAGGAGCGGATGAAAATCTTTCATGATGCAGAAAATGCCAATCTCTCACGCATGCTCACTTCGTCAGAAAAAGCGATTCTTGATCTTACGGATTCATTCGATGCTAGCGATAGCCGTGTGGAAGAATTAATCCTTGAGCGTTCGAGATATCTCTATAATGACCAGGTTGAGTTTTTCTATGCGAATTTCCAGGGTGAGATTTTGGAACTGTCTCTTAATAATTATCAGTAGGAGGGAACATGGTCGAAGTTTTAAAAGAATTTTTCGATTTAAAAGAAAATGTGCTCCGCAAAGTCGGAACCACATTTGAAACGGATGAAGCTCGACAAAAGGAACTGATGGAAAAACTACCTGGTTTCATCAATCCAGTGGTCGGGACTGCTCCTAAAACGACAACAGAAGAAGTAGCAACACAGGGTATTGAAGCCTAATTTCAAATACAAGCAACCGGAAGCAACCAATGGGGACCTAAGAACGCCTGTCACCTTCTATACTTCTAAGGTGGAGGACGGTTTGGACGGTCGTGATGTTAGCTTCGAGAAGGCATTTTTCACTTTTGCAAAAGCCTACTCTCCTAGCATGAAAGACATCGAAATCTCCACTGGTAAATCCATGGTTGCAAAAATGACTCTGAAGATTCGGGATCCACTGACTAGTTATCAGCCAGATGTCCGGCACTTCGTGGAGGTGATGGACCAACGCCTACAAGGTAAGCATTGGAATATCATCGACGTTCGTCCTGATTATGATAATCGTGATTTCTTGATTGTCATTATCGGAGGTGGTCGGGATGAGTAGTGGTGCGACATTGGTCGGATTTGAAGAAGTGATCCGGAATCTAGAAGCCAAGCTCGGAGACGAAAAGGTGAGACGGTCAGCCAACAAGGCACTGAAAGGTGCTGCGACCGAGACCTTGGAAGATTTCAAGGGTGCCTTGGGTGTCTACAAAGATACTGGTGAGACAATCGCAAGTGCGACTGTCGGAAATGTCACTGGAAGTTTTGAAGGTGTCCCAATGGTTAAGCTTGGATTTGGTGCTGGTTCACGATGGCGCTTGGTCCACTTGAGTGAGTTTGGCTATGCGAAGAAGGCACATCCTCGAGGTTTTGGCGTGATTCGAAGATTTTCAGAGGCAAATAAAGAGAAGTTTAAATACAGACTGGCTTCTAAACTAAAAGCGGAGGGACTTGGATGATCAAAGATAAATTGAATGAAATTTACAACGCCTTGAAAAGCGATGAAAATCTTTCTGGGATTTGTATCAAGTCGTTTAAACGTCCTGAAACGCTTTCAGAGAAGGAGCCGAGCATTGTCATCATTCCGGTCGGCCCTCCTCTTCAAAGCGACCGTGGGAGCAATACAAGTCTGTCAAAGACTTTTCTCTATCAAATCAACGTAGAGTCTACTGACCGCATCAAATGTAAGGAATTACAGGGTGCCATTGAGAAAGTCATGGAGTCAGAAGGTTTCTACCAAACAGACGGGGGTCTAGATACATGGATCCCGGAAATTAAACGTTATGTAGATGCTCGGACATACAGAGGGAAAAGCTCTCTATATGACGATTATTAGAAAGGAATTTTAAATAATGGGAAAAGAAAAACAAGGTACAGCAACAGTCGGCTTTAAAAGTTTGACAGTTCGCATCTTAGACGGTGGAACACCGACCGAAAGCACTAACGTCTTTACTATTCAAGGTAAAAAAGGAGAAGGCGCTACACAAACCGCTAAAATCACTGGTCTCGCAAATGACCCTACCAAGACATTTGGTAGTAACATCGCTTACCACGTAAATAACCGTGGTGTTGGTGACTTGAAGGTTGAGTTGGGACTCTTGGACATCCCAGTTGCATTGTACGCTAAAGCACTTGGATACACTGATACAGATGATATCCTCGAATTTGGTGCTGACACTGTATCAGCGGATGTCTCTATCTTGCTTGAATCAAGTACAGCGAGTGGAGAGCTTGCCCTTTACGGATTCTACAAAGGGAACCTCTCAATGGATGCCATCGACTTGAACACGATCAAGGACAAAGCGGATGAACTTGCTACTACCAACGTAACCTTTACCGCTGGAGCTTCTACTGCAGAAGACTCCAAAGACAAGTATGGAGCAATGTACTTTGGTAAAGATGATACTAAGGTTCAGAAACTTAAAACCAAACTTGGTATCGTAGCAGGCGGATAAAATAAAACGGGGGCATCTAGCCCCTTTGTTTTATTATCTTAATATTGTAAACCTTTTCATTTTTTGGTAAAATAAGATTGTGGAGGTTTGCGATGAAAAAGAATAAACATTCGATTTTGATTTTATTAACTATTGCATTTGGTATCGGATTAGTAACGATGTCAGGGCTGTTATTCTCTGCGATGAGCGAGAAATCTAAGCTAGAAAAGAAATATGAGAGTCTCAAAGAAGACAAGGAACGGATTGAGAATATCAAATCTAGATTTTTTACTTATGTCTTTGCAGTAGATCACACGCTTGCTTCTGAGGCTATCGATTTTACATTAAGCGAAGGAGAATACCGCTATCAGTTCGGGGAACCGGTCCTGTTTGATCAGACTGAAATGACAGTTGGGGAACCGAAAAAAGACACTTCAGGGTTACTCGCTATGGAACATGATAAAAATGAGTACAAAGCTGTCACCGTCACCCTGACAATTAATAATAAGGATACATCAAATGTTGAATTAAACCCTAGAAAATTCTTTGCGAGTGACGAAGATGGGGAATATCTTGGATTCGACTCGGTAGTTTCAAATGACAATACTGTAGCTATCAATTCGGATTCCAGCGTCGTCTTCCAGGCTGGCAAGGAAGGTCATGTGACTATCATTTTTGCGATGAAGCAAAGTAATGCGTCTAAGGATGTCACAAAGGTCGAATTCGGGAAAAATAACTGGACGAAATAAAAGAAGGCACCGCAAGGTGCTTTTTAATTTAGAAGGGAAAACAAAATGGCTAAAATTACATTCACTATGAAGAACGAGAAAGGCGAAGATGTCCT